ATGAGATCAAGATGATTAACAGCAACAGTCGTGAAAAGATGGTGTTGGATAAAGGCGTTCTTCCTGAGCATGAGTTGCAGGTACGTTGGTACCTCGCGGTGTTGGATATTGAAAAATGCTGGGTTACTTACGACCTGCCAACCCACGACCCGATGGACTTCCTAGTCGAGCGCGACATGGAATTTGAGCAGGCCATGATCAACGCATGCAAAGACTTCTGGAAACTGGTTGAAGGTAACAACCCGCCAGCGGTTGATGGGTCAGAAGCTGCAGACGATTGGCTGAAGCGTAGGTTTAATCCTACAGAAGGCTGCATAGAGCTGCCAGAAGACGCTGCCATGCTGGTAGTACAGTACCAGTCTGCTTGCGACGTTATCAGGGAGGCTGAGACTTCCAAGAAGACAGCGCAACAACGACTAGAGGTCATGATAGGCGACAAGACATGGGGCCGGGCTGGTGGCTTTGAAGTGAGCTGGAGGCCATACAGTACCAACCGGGTTGATACGGATCGGCTCAAGAAAGAATTGCCAGAGATGGCAGCTACTTACACCAAAACTACCGAGGCCCGCAGGTTTTCAATCAAGAAAGGTGAACGCAAATGAATATTGAATTGCATGACGGCAAGACACCGGTATTGCTCCGGTACAAAGAAGGCTCGTTTGAACTGTGCTGGCCATCCCGCACCAAAGACAAGGAGACGGGGGAGTACACTGATTCGTGGGAGCCACAAAAGTATTATGTGAGCCCAGCCCAAGCGCTGTCAAAGTTATTGACCATGAAGATTGGCAACAGTGACGCGACTACCCTGAAGGAGTTGAAGGTAGCCATAGAAAAGTGTGCAGCTGAAATTATTGGTGCGTATAGCACGCAAATTACCAAGGAGGATTTACCGCATGTCTAATCTTAAAGACAAAGTGTTAGCCAAAGCAGAGCCAGCAAAGAAACCAGCCACCATTGGAGACCAGCTCAACAGTCTGGCCCCTCAGTTCAATCGCATCATGCCGGGATTTCTGCGCAAGATCGGGGGCAGTGACGCCCTTGCCCGTATAGCCCTGAATGAGATCAGGCGCCAACCGAAGCTGGCTCAGTGCAGTTGGGAATCCCTTGCCGGGGCCCTGATGACTTGTGCCCAGACTGGCCTACTCCCCGGCCCTCAACGCCACTGTTACCTTATCCCTTATGCGGGCGAGGTCCAGTTCCAGTTTGATTACCGTGGACTGATTGAGTTGGTGCGTCGCAGTGGAGAGCTAGGAACTATTATGGCTTCTGCTGTCTACGAAGGCGATGAGTGCGAGATTGACCTCGGGCTATGCTTTGTTAAGCATCCCTACAATGAAAATGTTGACAAGACCGACCCGTCAAAGATCCGCTTTGTCTATGCGAAGGCAGTCATGAAAGACGGTTCGGTAGCCCTTGAGGTGATGAACAGGGCCGAGATTGATGCCATCCGTAAGCGTAGCCAGGCATCCTCTAAAGGGCGCCAATCCCCATGGGATACAGATTATGAGATGATGGCACGCAAGACTGTATTAAAGCGGCTCTGCACTAAAGGCCAGCTACCATTATCTCTTGAAGTCCAGCGCTTTGTGCAGGCAGACGAGACGGTGCGCCGGTCAGTGGAGGCTGACCCAATACATGCCATGGAGCTACCCCCGGTGGTGCTGAATGTTGCCCCCGGCTCAGAGCCAGCAGACGCATCAGGATGGGTCCAGACCGAGATAATTTCTGAACCAGATGAGGCAGTTGCCGACATATTCGCACCGACCAACTAGGAGTCAGTCATGGCAAAACGTAAATTGAAGTCGCTGTACTGGCCCTGCACGATCAGCACCGAGATCAAGGCCAAGCAGTTTGGAGACAAGTTCAGGATTGAGTTCTACCACTCATACGTTGGGAAGAACAAAGACCCTAAGAAGGATGGACGCTGGATTAAATTCTACGCATGGAATGATCTGGCTAAGCACATTGCTGAGCGGTACAGAAAAGGCGACAACATCCTGATTGAGAGAGCTGGCCCTACTGAGGGTCTTGCCAAGAACCCGTCTACAGGCCAATGGGATGTACCCTGTATTGATTGGACAATATTTGAGCTGGATGAGTCGTGGATAGACAATGCACCCGAGAGTCTACCTGACGCGCTGGATGACATAGAGATGGGCGAGGTGGTTATAGATGACTCAGACATCCCCTACTAATGCCTGCTCAGACGGCAGGCCGCTGAAATGCGAAGAATGTAAACCAAAGGTGGGCCTCGTGCCCACCCTTACTACCAACCACTTGGCCAGAGTATTTGAGTACGGCCTGACCAAGTATGAGAAAGACAGCTGGAAAAAGTTTGACCTTGACGGGGCCAGAGAACTGATCCACCCGGCTATTAGACATATGGATGAGTATCGAGACGGGACTTATGTGGACGGAGAATCAGGCTGCTTTACGATTATGCAGGCCATCTGGAATCTCCAAACGATTCACTACCATGAGTACCACAAGAACCCTGAGTACAGGAGGCAATATGAGGAATTACATCATGGCTGGACTGTCCCTGCTGTTGATATGTGCGGGGATGACGCTGGACTACAACCTGAACAACCAACATGTGGAAGAGGACCCGACTATGCCTGTGACCAGCGCGTCGGACGCCACCCTGACTCCCCAGCAGAAGAGTTTATCAGACTTCTTCGCCAAACATGGGAGTCCAGCGCCATACGAGATGGCCGTAGCTGTGAGCAAAACAAAGAGACCTGCACTGATGGCGGCTATATCGGTACGGGAGTCAAACGCGGACCCCCGTTCCATCGGAGATAAGGGTAAGGCCAAGGGCGCATTCCAAGTTTGGGAACAGCATTGGGGCCCTGTACCTTCAGACTCTACTGCACAGGCGTTGCAGGCAGAGAAAATACTTGAAGAACTGGTGCAATCCAGCCGGGGGAGACTTCGATCAGGATTAGCGCGGTATAATGGGGGTGATAAACCTCCGCAGGCCAGTTACAGATATGCAACATGGGTAATTAAAAAAAGCAGGGAGATTGACATATGAGCATGAGCCACAGCGGAAGTGACACTATGCTAACGGCAGACGAGGCTTTTGAAGTGACTCTGCTTGTTAATGCCGAGATGACAAAGAACATCTTGGCCCAACGCAACCAGTTCACGGAGGGCATCATAGGCAAGCGGAGGAGAAATCTGCTGAAGAGCCTCGACAGTCTTATCGAGTGCATCAACCAGACCTACAAAGGTAGGGTCCCCGAGAGTTATATCCAACGGGCTGAGGTTTATTACAAGACTACCGAGGCTGCCATGAACACCCTGTTAAAAGGGTACAAAGCGCAATAAAAGGAGACGGTATAATGGCAGCAGCCACAGCGGCAACCAAGAAACCACGATTTATATTTCCATCCCTACCGACAAAGGAATGCGTGGTATGCGGCAAAGAATTTCAGCCCCTCTATACGTCCAGTAAATGCTGCAGCCATAAATGCTCAGCGACAAACAGTGCACGCAGTAAGGCAGCTTACAACACGTACAGGAAAGCCATACCTACGCACAGTCAGACTAAGAGCAGCAGAAAAAGAATGAGTTCCATCAGTGACGATGAGCAGCTGGCCCTCAACAGACGTATTGACAGCAAACTGTGGCCAGCCCCAGAGCCATGTAAAGTTTACCGGGCAGGAGACCCAGAGTTTGACCGTATTTGCATGGAGTTGACATCCCAGAGGTCAGGTTGACACAAACAACTTGTCATGCTATATAATAGACAGTTCTTTAACGCGGTGGCCTCTTTGGGGAGGGGCTGAGCGTCATATAGATCAAGCCGTGGTCAAGCGGCATGGTACGGTGTGCAACAACGAGGGCCCCAAACCCTCTTGCAACCGATGCCCCAAGGTTCTTGACCGCCTTGGGGCTTTTATTTCTTAAAGGAGAATGAGTTATGCCTACATTAGACAATTACGAACACGGCAAAGTGAGAGATGCGATCAAGTTGGTACAGTCTTGCGGGTTGAGCTGCGTGCTCACCTGCAACGAAGGAGCATTCGTGGTGGATGCCGATGACGTACTTGATGCCATTAACATCCCATGGCAGTTCACGTTGACCAGAAACCCAGATTTTATACCTGCGGGCTGACCATGATTGACGGCGGATACATACTTATCGCACGCAAGATATTCGGATGCAACATTATGTCAGGCCCTCCTCTATATTTCAAGCTGTGGGTGTGGATGCTTAACCAAGCCAACTGGAGGGACAGAGATAAGCTGGTCCGTGGTCAGTTTGTTACCACCATAGACGAGATGAGGAAAGCCATGTCTTATAAGGTTGGGTACCGTACTTCCACCCCCACAAAAGATGAGATACGATCCGCGTATGAAGCCTTTACGAAGACCACAATGATAACCACAACGAAGACCACACGCGGTATGATTATAACTATATGCAATTACGAAGAATATCAGAAACCGGAGAACTATGAAGCCCACAATGAAACCCACCACGAAACCACTATGAAGCCCGCGGTCACCCCACACGATACAGAAGAAAGAGAAGAAGTAATAAAAGACTTGTCGGTTCGGAAAACAAAACCGACCCATCCATCTAGGGCAAAAACAAAGTCCGGTCCTTCAGGAGACCATCAACGGTTTATATGGTGGTGGTCTATGGCGTACCAGAAATTGTTTGGCAGCAAGCCTATGATAAACGGTGGTACTGGAAAGATGGTGTCCACCATGCTTGAGTCTGTGTCCAGTCCCAGCAAGCTATTTGTATATGCAAGCTATCTGCTTACAACAGAAGATGAGTTTTATGCAAAAGCCGGACGCACCCTAAATGTGCTGTATGGTCAGATTGACAAATTCAACACGGCTAACGGAAGCCTGAAGTACGACATCGACTACTGGAGAGAGGTTGGAATAGCTCCACCTGACGGAGTAAAGATAGTGGATTGGAAATTCTGGGAGGATAGCAATGAACAAGAAAGCCTATAAGCCGGTTTTGGCTGACATATCAACATTTGATAACAGGGCCACCAAATACGCATCGTATGTAAGCAAGCTGCAGCAGACCCGGTTTGTCACCGGCTACAGCATCATCGACGAAGACATCAGGGGCATAGGCGCGGGGGAGCTGATGATAATAGCTGCCTATAGCGGGACCTTCAAGTCGGCATATCTTCAGAATATGCTGATGAACTACGGCAAGAGCAGCGGCCAGTATGCGCTTATGTTTTCTCTTGAGATGCCAGACAGCAAGGTTTTTGAGCGTGAGATGCAGATAGCAAACGGGGCCTATGGGTATCAGGTAGAGAACGGAGTGTACAACAGGACGGACACTGCCAGAGGTATGGCAAACATGGCTAGAGAGCATGGTGGCAACAAGTTGCTGACAGTGGATAGGCCGAAGTTGACGCTGTCCCATGTCGCCGAGTACATCTGTCTGGCTAAAGAGCGGTATGAGCTTGGGGTGGTGGCGGTTGACTATCTGGGCCTACTCAAGGGCGACCATGGCCGGTCATCGGCAGACCTGACTGAAGACATGAGCAACGGGGCAAAAGAGCTGTCCAAAGAAGTGGGGCTGCCAATCATATTACTCACCCAGATCAACAGGGCTGCCGCTAGAATGCAGAGCGAAGAGGGAGCCGAAATAGAGATGCACCACCTGAAATATGGGGGTGAGGCTGGGGCTGACATAGTACTGGGGCTGTACCGGGACCCGGAGAAGTCTTTGATTCTGAAGGTGCTGAAAAACCGAGGCGGGTCAACTGGCCAGCAATACAAGGCCGACATATCAGCCCATGCGCTGAGGTTCAATGGCTTTGAGGAGTATGTGGTAACCAAGAAGGATAAGAAGGGCAAAACAGTCCCCGAGGAGCTCCCGTACTGATGACTACCATGGACGTGTTGCTTGAAGCATATGCGCCTCAACACAAAAAGGTCAGGGTATCTCAGATCAAAGAGGCAGCAGAGCAATTTGGGATGCCTCTATCAGAGGCTATACGGGCTAGGTTACGGTTTCTTCACCGTGTGCGTGAGCGGCTGGAAGAGATGGCTCTGGTGGCGGCAGATTCAACTGATGGCGTGATATTGGAGGCCTCCATAAGGATTTCATTGCGGGTGGGGGATATACGAAGGGAGATAAAAACGGTGCAGCAGTATAACAAGCCAGTACCGGCTGGCAACATAACCGATGACATGGTGGCTACGGCCAAGGCCTATCCGATAGAACAGTTGGTGGAGTTTGACAGATCCGGCAAGGCTGTAGCGTGGTGCCACCCGGACAAGAGCCCGAGCTTGAGCTGGCACAGGAAAGCCAACAGGTGTCATTGTTTTCCATGCGGTAAGAGCTTTAATCCAGTGGACGTGTTGATGGGTAGGGACGGTATGACATTTGTGGCGGCTGTCAAGGCTTTGCAATAGGAGACAAACCAATGGTAATTACAGACACAACAACTATGATTTCACTTTCAATTAAGCGGAAACTGTGCGATAAATGGGAAGAGATGGCGCTTGAAGAGCTCTGTAAATCCGTGGCCCACACCGAGCAGCTGCTGCAAAGCCTTGATGGCACTGAGTCGGTTGCGCAGTTAAAGAAGGGCCGGACCATGGTCTATCTCTGTGGAACTGATAAACTCACCAAGCAAATGGCTGCTAGAGGGAATACGTTCACATTTCCGCAGGGGCTGGCGTACATGAGGGAGCACAGGCTGATACCCAAACTGGTAGAGGCAGTCAACCAACCAATCCTGCTGGAGGCCGTCAAGGTATTTGGGGCTCATGTGAGTGAGGTAGAGGTGGCGCCTTGAAGGGGTCTAATGAGTCCGTGGTGACAGTTTTGGATAACGACTCTTATGCTGGTATAGGTCTTAACCAAAACAAGCTCATAGCCCTGTATTCCAGACTAATAAATCTCAAGCAGGATAACCCTGCTGCGTATGAGTTGAGGATAGAGCGAGAGGCAATCATGGTGGTGGGCGGGCATTCGGTATTGTGCGCCCATATTTGGATGGATTCAAACCCCGACTTGTACGGGGATATTAAAGCAATGGAGGCATTAAAACGATGAACAAGCAAGACATGTCAGAATTGGTGGCAAAAGAGGCAGGTATCAGCAAGACTAGGGCAAACGCTATCGTAAACCTATTGCTGGAAGACATGGTTGATGAACTGGTGCGAGGCGGGAATGTGGCCATCAGGGGATTTGGCTACTTCAAGATGAAGGAGTTTAAGGGCTACGAGTTTAAGTCTCCGTTGAATGGGAAGTCTACCACTATCGGGGCTAGGCGGCGTATTACGTTTAACCCGTCCAAGACCCTGACCTTAACGGTATAATGGGCCATCTTGTTTTTTATTGACTTCTTATTTGGAAGTATGAGACAAACAAGATGCCACAGCAGGAAGTAACCAACTGAATATACAAGTGTGCGCTTTTGCACCCTAACCCATCTCTGGCTGTGGCGGCTTTACGAGGTGGGTTTTGTATATCTGGCTGTTACCTTCCGGCCTTGGCAAATAATTGAGTGGTTGATACCAGTAACAGTTCTGGCTTGATATAGGTAGTCGATGAGACTCAGGGCATCTTGCCACCCATAGCGGATGCCGGTCGCCCCAGCCACAGGGGGTAACGGATAAACAGGCGAAAAGTTGACAGCATCTTGTCAAGGTCACTCGTTCACCGGAGCAATACGGTACCTGATAATTCCTGAGTTTAGTCCGTGGTAGGTCAACATCGGCTGGGGGTAGTGCGTCTAAAATTATAGGAGGTCGGTTGCAGGGATACAAGTGGCCTATTCCATCTGGTAGCTAAGATTAAGTCAAAAGGAGGTTTTGATTATGGCAAAAACTATGGAGTCGGGCCACAAGATGGTGTGGGTGAAGGGCGCGGGTTACCAGTATGAACATAGAGTGAAAGCCGGATTGAAGCCGGGGGACAAGCGCATAGTCCATCACCGTGATGGCAATCCGGGATCGAACGACAGTTCCAACCTTCAAGTGGTTGCCAGTAAGAAGCAGCATAATAAGATTGATCCCAAAATCCAAAAAGGCAAGAAATAGAACGGTATAAAGCCCCACCTCAATTAAGAAGTGGGGCTTTGTTGTTTTCGGTTTCTATTCGGACAGATCGCACAAGTCCCATAGCTCCCGTTCCTCACTGGATAACACGGCTCAGACTCGCAAGCCTTCCTCATCGCCTCAGCTATTTGCTGCCGGGTTAACCGCTTCTCGCTACTTGCCATTGGTTTTTAACCTCAAAAAGTATTCTGCTGCTGCGTTGACAGCTTTTTCATATCTTTCCATAGGCCTACACGGCTCGTTGTATGCGTGGGAGTCGCCCCTTATGTGATGGCTAAGTTCGGTGCATCCAAGCCATGTGGGGCAGACATCCAGCAGGTTCCATAGTAGCCGTTCTGCTTCAGTGCTTAGTTTCATTTTCATTTCAGTTTCTCCAATTCCGTAGCCGCCCAACGTAAATAACCAGCCGCTTCATCAATCGACCGCCAACGTGACTCCATGAGGTTAAACATAATGTAGTCACGATTGTTGCCTAGTTCCTGAACAACCTCCAAACTTTGATATTCGTCAGCGCAATTACCTCTATCCGAATGATAATGGATTTCTGTTTTTGTCATTTTATCCTCTCCCTTATGACGGCGGCAATTTCCCTTGCCACAACACGATCACAGGCGTTATCAAACTTAAATGGATCACATATCTCCGCAGCCTCTTCAAGCCCTTTTTTGTAAGCTATATCATACGTGGCTGAGTCTGCTTCAGTCATCTTGCGCCTCCTATAGAGTCTCGTACACAGCTTTGAAGTCTCCGGATTCCCAATCTGCTTTGTAATTTTGTTTACTCTTAACCAAGATACGCACTTTGGAGTTATCAAGTGCTACGCTACCCAGAGTATCTTCTATTTTAGTAATTACTAGTCGTTTCAGTTCCTCTGAATCTATCTCAATCGTTACTTTCATCTTGTACCTCCTTCTCAATCACAGCAAGAACTGCGCTAGTAATGGCTTCGTGGATTGTTGTGGCATCTTCTTTTTCACCAGCAGTATTATTGTATTTATACTCTTCTGCCTTCCAAATACAGCAGCTAAATGCCGCTTCTTTACTTGAGTATAGTGAAAATACATACCCTTTCTCCACCAACACGTTCAGAAGTCCGATTGCCTCGGCATCGGTTGAGTATTTGGGTAGTTGTGCAATGTTGTCAGCTTAGTCTCGGTATATTTTTAATATCGGTATTCCTGCATAGAGTGCTATCTTTTTCTTTTCGTTGTCAGTCATTTCCCACCTCCATTATCTCTCGTGCTAGTTGGCAACCTTCACAAACACACACTCCAGGATTGTCAGAGTATTGTGTTATCCAATCATCTCCAGCGTGAGTTTTTAGGATTAATTCTGCCAGCAAGCGGAGTTGGGATTGCTGTTCTTTATAGCCAGTTATATCCAATACATCTTGCAGTTGCTCCAGTGAACAACCATCTTCGTTTATCTTTTCAACTGCTGCTTTAAGTTGCTGTAAATCCTTATAATTATAGTGCCAACCTAATCTATCTTCCTCTTCACCAGCATTTTTAACTTTCACCTTGCACCTCCTTGAGTGCCACGGCGGCAATGCTACATGCAGTATACATAGGAACTACATCAGCCAGTACGCTAATGGTTTCCAACGCATTAATCAGTGTTAAATTTTTTTCTTTCAGCCTAAGCATGCTTGTTGCCATCACGTCTGCTGCATATTGCCGGTTGCTGTTGCATTGACCCAACGCCTCAACCAGCTTGGAGTTTTGCTCGCTATACTTATCAGCAAGCAAAACACACTTGTCTTTGCATATCTCACAAATTCCCTGCTCTTCAAGCTGCTTCTCAAGCTCGACTATCTTGCAATACGGGCAGCATCCTATATCAGGCATGTTCAAAGCGTGCTTCATGCAAGTTTCATTCATTTGCCACCTACCTTGTACCCTTTGAGCAGGGTGTTCATAGCTGCTTCACTCGTCAAATAGTAAGTCTCAGCCCTTGCGATAAAACTCTTTGGAACTTGCCCTTTATAGGTCTGGTTAATAGCTTCTACTATACTTCCAAGACTCTTCAACAGATTCCTTCTGCGCTTCCCTAAATGCCCTTCAAGAAACTGGTTACGCTGCATTATGATTCTGTATGTCATCTCAGCGTTTACCAGCAACGTAATGTCAAACGCTTCGTCAGCTGTTAGGTCGTCATCACTTCCTGTATGGGTCATGCTCATATCTTTATATACCTACTTTTTTTAATTACCCATGTTGCATATCTATAACTGGCCTGCGGAGGTTTATCACCCCCATTATACCGCGCTAATCCCGATCGAAGTCGCCCCCGGCTGGACTGTACCAGTTCCTCTAGTATGCGCTCTGCCTGCAACGCTTGTGCAGTAGGGTCTACTGGTACAGGTCCCCAGTGCTGCGGCTGAACCTGAAAAGCTCCCCTAGATCTGCCGCCATCCCCTATGGCCTTTGGGTTCCCGTTTGACTCCCTGATCGCAATCGCCGCCATAAGGTCAGGCCGCTTAGTCTGCATAACCGCCTTTGCCATCGCCGCTGGTTCAGGGCTTCCATTGTCTGCAAATACCTGTGTTAGCACCGCCTCTTCGCGGGTGGCAACAGGGTGCTGCACATACTCTGCCTCTTCTTGCTGCCAGTGGTAGTCGAGGGTCATGCCACCAGCTATGATCGCTCCAATTAGTATCAATTTGATTCCGTCTTTCATGCTTGGATCTCCTTTCGTTCTTTCTTGGATGATAGTGTATACCATAAATATGTCACCCCGTCACCTTAAAACCAGCCATTGTGAGGTGTTTAGTTTTGGCGGTGAGGTGGGCGTATCTGCGAGTTATATAGCTTGAGCTATGCCCCAATATGTCTCTGAGTGTTTCAATATGCTCTGGAAACTGCTCAAGAAATCTGGTAGCGAATGTATGGCGCAGGGTATGGTTGGTACAGTCCTTGATGCCCGCTCTTGACAATGCGGCACCAAGGCCAAAATTGCTGGTAACCAGCATATGGCTATCCGGCTTCTTGGTGGACGGGAACACCCAACCTGTCACCTTCTGGACTCCATCTTTGATGCGCCACTGAGTAAGCGACTCTCTTAGTTCTGTTGTCATGGGGATGTGGACTTTCTTACTCCCCTTGACAATCTTTTGGATCTCTCCAGAAACATTACCCGCTTCATCGCTGACTCCGGCTTTCCATTTAATCTCTTCCCATCTCAAAGTTAGCACGCCTTCAATCCTGAGTCCGGTATTAAGCATGAGCGTAACTATCGGAAGCAGGTGTTTCGGTGCCAGCTTGTGCAGACACTCTCCGTAGAGCTTGCCTATCTCTTCGTCAGATAGATGCCTGTCCCTCTCGTTGTCCTCTGGGAGCAGTTCGTACCCAGTCAAAGGGTTGTGCCTCAATACTCTGCGCTGGACAGCCACAGACAATATCCGCTTCAGTGTGGCTATCTCTCTGTTGATAGTAGCTGGAGTCACCGTATCCGATTGCCGTTGCTCTACATAATTGTCCACGTCGTCATATGATAGGTGGCGCATATCTATTGACCCAAACTCCGGCATAATATGTACGTCAGTTCTCATCACATAGGACTTAGCAGAACCGGATGCTAACTTACCTTGCTTCTCGCGGGTTGTGATCCACTCCTGCCATGTCTTGTCAAACGATTTAAGTGTGTAGTCTCTCGGCTTCTCGTAAATTGCCCCCTCGTCCCGCTTAGTCAGAAGCTCGCGCTCGGTACGTTCTGCGTCCGACTTACTTCCCCTGATGGTATGCACTTTCCTGTGTTGTTTACCGTCAGACCCCGGAAGATATACGGCCACACACCAATTAGCATGCAGTTTAGCACTGCCACCACACTTGCATGTTTTTTTCTTCCAAGATGGATCGGACTCTTTGGCCGCGTTTCCCATCTGTGCGCCGCATTCAACGCACAGTATCTTCTTATATACTGCCATGACTTACTCCTTTCTGCAGGATCGCTTTATGGTTGCCCGTCCAAGTTTTTTTACTGACTCGGTAATATCAATTCCCATGGCTCTGGCTATTGGCGTAACCATGTCACCAACAGACCGGTATATATCCGGGTTCTGCTGTGACAACGGGTGCAATATCTCTAATAGGCCAAGCTCTTCTTTTGATATATTTGCGCCCTCTCCTGCGTCACCTATTAGTTGACAAATCAGGGTGTCGTTTGTGAATGTCTGCAGGATATGCTTTATTTCTACGAGGCTGTATTCCAGATACATAGCCACTATAGCCACAGTGTATGCCTCAATACCCTTGTATGGGTTAGGCTTAAATACCCGTCCGGCAGTTTCGCAACTAAACGGTAGTTTGCTGCCCAAGACAAAGTGCCTAACGCTGTCCCACCCCATTTCTCTCAGCCTGTTACTCATAAGGTTGTAGAAATCTTCGTTGACTAACAACTTGGTCCCTGTTGGCTTGCCTGACACTTGGTTACCCTTCCTTCCTGTAGATCCGTAAGCTATCCGGTTGTTGTAATTTTAAAATACCATCCTGAATGGGTTGTGTCAACATCTTTGTTGACATAAAATATTATCTAGTTACACCAAACTGACTAATATAGTCCTACAGAAATATCTCACATTTGCAATAAAAGGTGTTGACTGTGGGCGTTGATGTGCTATGTTGACATCCAAGATGGCGAACAAACATATCGTAAACAGCATGGAAAGGAGGGGTCAAAGTGGCAGATAAGTTTATAAGAATTGTCGTGACTGTGCCACCCGTGATGGCAGATAGGGTGAACAGGTATCTGGCCGAAGACAGGCTGAACACAACTGGGATGGACAGATCGCAATTGGTGCGAGAAGCAGTAGACGAATACCTAAACCAAAAAGGGGCGTAACAATGGAAGCAGCAACAGAGGTGGGATCTATTTTTTGTGGCACAGCGCAAATGCTGGTATGCGATGACGAGTGTATGCACCAGATCGACATCATACGAAGCGAAGAATTGGTATTGGTGTTAGCTGGAGAGCCTAGCAGTGAGTTGATGGCTCGCATTATGGAAGAGACGGCGCGGATTGAAGAGGGTAACCGCATCATTGCCGCAGTTATGGTTGTGCTGAGAAGCAGGAGCCTAGTCAATGAGTGACCTGACCTATACTATAATCGGTAACACTGACGAAATGAGCCACGAAGAATGGCTGGACGTCAGGAAGACGGGCATAGGCGGATCAGATGTAGCGGGGCTGGTGGGCATTTCCCGTTATGCAACTCCGCTATCCGTGTATATGGATAAGATGGGCATTACCCCTCCGGTAGCAGACAACGACCCTATGTACTGGGGTCGCACTCTGGAAGGGGTTGTGGCTGACGAGTTTGTTAAGCGCACTGGGATTCCGGTTAAGCATTACCCACACGTTCTGAGATCAAAAAACCACCCATTCATGCTGGCAAACGTGGACAGGCTATTGGTCCACGAACAGGCAGGACTGGAGTGCAAAACCGCCAACGCTGCAGCAGCGAAAGATTGGGAAGATAACAAAGTGCCAGAAGCGTACATGCTGCAGTGTTACCATTACATGATCGTAACTGGTATGCGTAAGTGGTATGTGGCAGTGCTGATCGGCGGCAACAACTTCCAGATCAGGGAATTAAGCTGGGATGACGAGTTAGCATCTCAGCTGGTGGCAAGAGAGCAGGAGTTCTGGAAAATGGTGGAAGACAAAACCCCCCCAGCTGTCGGGGGTGGTGATGTGGATTTGATGTCATGCCTCTATTCTGCCGGTGACAATCCTGATCTGCTGATGCTGGGAGATGCTGAGATGGCTCTGGCTTTGGAATATAACTCTGCCAGTGCCGTCGAGAAGCAGGCAAAAGCGGCAAAGGACGAAGCCAAGGCCAAGTTGTGTGCAGTAATGGGTGACCACGCCAAGGCAGTTGCGGGTGACATGAAAATCAACTGGTCGCCTGTTAGTACGACCAGACTGGATACCGACCGGCTCAAGAAAGAGAAGCCGGAAATTGTTAAAGAGTACAGCAGGACCGACACCAGCCGCAGGTTTTCTATCAAGTAACATATCATCCAAGAAAGGTTTAATTAAATGACAACATCAGCAGAAGCGTTAAAGGGCAAGCTGGCTACAGCCGGAACCAGCAAAGCAATGACAATTCACGACCAGAAATCATCCATGATCCCGCAGTTTGCAATGCTACTGAATGGCAACACCGAGAAGGCGGAACGGGCGTTCCGTATTGCTGTAACCGAGTACAATAAAAGCGCCTCGCTCCAGCAGTGCGACCGCAAGAGCTTTTGGGGCTGCGTTATTAACGCCGTACAGATGAATCTGGAGCCGGGACCATTGGGGTATGCCTACCTGATACCGTATAAAGGCATCTGTACCCTGCAGATAGGCTACAAGGGCATGCTGGAATTGGTCAGCAGATCAGAGAAGGTTGATTCGGTCTATGCCTACCCTGTCTATAAAGGTGACCGTTTTAAGTTCACTCTTGGTTCCAATCCAAATATTGACCATACCCCTGATATTGAAGCTAGCACCACTGACATCGACATTATCGCCTTCTATGCTGTTGCCCATATCAAGGGCTGCTCTATACCCCGCATTGAAGTGATGTCGCGCAATCAGGTTGATGCCATACGCAAACGGGCACAAGCCGGAAACTCTGGGCCATGGGTTACTGACTATGCTGAGATGGGGCGTAAAACCGTGTTGAAGCGCCTCTGCAAAACCCTCCCATTGTCGGTAGAGAGTCAGCGAATGCTGGCTGTTGACGAAACAGTTCGCAAGAATCTGGATGCTAACATCGACGATACGACTTCCGTATTCGACATCATGGCCGAGGACGTGACATCAAACACCCCCACCGTTGAGGCAGTTGATGTCAAGAAAGACAAGCCAAAGCCGGTTAAGATGACTGACGACAAAGTGGTGGATGTAGTGCCTGAAGGGGTTAATAAAGAAACCGGGGAGGTAGAAGATGAACCTTTGTTCGGTTAACAGCGATTACGAGGCAGCCAGAAATACGTTGATTCCTGTAGCAGAACGCGAGGCCAATCTGTTTTTAAGCCAGATGGGTAGCAGGGCTATTAAGAGCGGTTTAACCAGAGCAGACGTGTGGAACAAAACATTCCATACGGCAATGAACCGTTTGGCGAGGGAGGTCGGTCTGGTATGAGCGATAATAAGTTTTTACACAACATGGTAATCCATAGCTGGATCTCCACCGTGCCAGACATAAAGGACATGCCAAACGGCAAACAGGTATGCGAGTTCAAGATTGCATTCAATGACGGCAAGAACGACAACAGGCGCACAGAGTGGCTATGTTTCTCAGCGTATGATGCGCTGGGGCTACATATTTATGAAAACTATAAAAAGGGTAGCTTCATCCGTATCTCAAAAACAAAGAAGAACTTGTGGCAGGGGCGTGATGGCAAACTGTATCTGAAATACACGGTGGAAGCCATAGACGAGCCTGATGGCGATGGGTATGACTATAAGCCGGAAGGGAGTGTGGCAGACGATGGACCACCAATCTAGTAAGCCAGTGGCAAGATCACAGAACGGAGAGGTGCTTAAATACGACGAGGGTAAGCCTATGCTGGGTCTGGTCCCACCGCTACTGGCCGAACATATGGCTAGGGTATTTGAGCATGGACTGAAAAAATACAGGCGTGGCAGCTGGAAGGAATTTGAATTAGAGGACGCCAGAGAACTGATACACGCCGCACTGAGGCATATTGACCGGTATAGGGATGGGCATATGGTATCGGAAGAGAACCTGTATGAGCTGATGCAGGGAATGTGGAACCTGCTGATAATCCACTGGCATGAGTACCATCGCAACGCCGAGTATCGTAACGCCTTGATTAAGTAGATGCAACAGATCAGCCCCATCATTTTTTTGGTGGGGCTTTTTTGTCATCTTTGTTGGTTGACAATTCGTTCTTTGATGTGATATGTAATACGCACAATAAAACTGAAAGGTGGTGAAATATTAATATGGCATACATCGTTAGAACAAAGGACAAGACTGTGCTGGTGAACTTCCGTACTACAGAAGATATGCGTAAAAAGATCCAAAAAGTTAGCACGAAACTGAAGGTGTCTAAGTCTGATTTTTTGAGGCAGGCAATCGAGAATGAACTGAAGGTGGCGTATGAGAAGTTATTCTAAAAACAAAACCCCAGCTGGAACTGGGGCATCTACAGGAAAGAAAGGGATTAGAATATGAACCAGCTTATAACAATCGGGACATCCGAGGTCAACAACGAAATTAAACGGACAGTAAATGCCAGAGATCTTCATGCGTTCCTGAAAATTGGCAGAGATTTCAGTAATTGGATGAAAGACCGGATTGGGCAGTATGGATTCGTGGAAAATCAGGACTTTGTTTGCACGCCAATTTTGGCGAGCGAAGGTAGAGGTGGCGGAAACCGTGTTGACTACCACCTGACTCTTGACATGGCAAAAGAACTTTCGATGGTGGAGAGGAATGAGCAGGGCAAGCAAGCCCGACAGTATTTTATTGAGTGTGAGAGAAAGGCAAGTAACCCGCTGGAAGTATTATCAGACCCCGCAACCGTCAGAAACCTGCTGCTATCCTATACCGAAAAGGTGTTAGAGCTTGAACCCAAAGCCCGCATTGCGGATCGCATTGCCGTGTCTGATGGGAAATATGGCTTTCGTAACGTGGCGAAGATACTGGGCGTTAAGGAGCCTAAACTCCGTGCCTATCTACTAGAAAACGGCTGGTGTTACACACAGAAAAGGGATGGCGCTTTGATGGGGCGGTGCGACAAAATAGCTGCTGGTTTAGTTGACCACAAGGTCACAGTGATAAGGGTTGATGGCGAAGAGCAATCATATACACAGATGTTCTTCACGCCAAAGGGACTTGAAAAGCTGGCACAGGCGTTTGATGCCCAGCCGCAACTATTGCAAGCCGCCTGAAATAAACCCAATACGGAGTTGTTATGAAAATCACAATAAAAAATTGGGCCAAGTTTCAGCACTACAAAGACCGAAACCCCCCGTGGATTAAGCTGCACAAGGATTTATTGAACAACAGGGACTACCTTTCGCTCGGCATTGAGGGTATGGCCATTGCCCCGTTGATCTGGTTGCTCGCCAGCGAATTATCAACAGCCGGTACGTTTGAAATTGACCACGATGATATTGTTTGGCGGTTGCGTATTGATAGCTCCGTGCTAGCAAAAGGCTTGCAACAGCTGGTTGATAAGAAGTTTATTGAAATATCCAATCAGGACAGTAAGTTAGAAGATAATGCTAGCAAGGCGCTAGCAGGGTGCGAGCAAGTTGCTACCCCAGAGGAGAGGAGAGAAGAGACAGAGACAGAGGCAGAGACAGAGACAGAGACAGAGGTGGCCGCTAGCAAAATCAAGTCTGATCTTTTTGAAGAGTTTTGGGAAGCCGTACCGACTAGAGCAAAACGATCTGGCAAGTCTTACGCTAGGAAGGCATGGGACACACACGTTAACGGTAGCGCAGTGGAAGTGATCGCCGCCATCAAGCTGCACGCCCAGAGCATTGACTGGTTGAAGGAAGACGGCAAGTTTGTGCCGATGATTAGCACATGGCTAAACCAGAAGAGATGGACTGCACCCGTTGAGAGCGTCGTGACCACGCCTAGAGAGCCACCAGTCAACTGGAATATGTTGAGAGGTAAGGAATAGTTATGGCTGACATCAAGGAGCTAACACAAGCACTGGCCGACCGGGCCGAACAGATCGCCTCAATGCTGCTGCCGGGGGGCAGGTTGATCGCAAGGGAGTGGTGCGCCGGATCAATCGACGACGGCGAGGGCAAGAGCCTGAAGGTCTGTTGTTCCGGTTCCAAGGCAGGCGTATGGGCCGACTTCGCCACCGGAGAGAAAGGCGACCTGCTTGACCTGTGGCGGCTGCGTCATGGCCTGTCGTTGGTTGATGCTATCAAGGAAGTCAAGGCATACCTCGGCATCGTTGACCCAGTATTTACGCCTGCTGGTCAGAAGACCTACCGCAAGCCAGACCCACCAAAGAACGCCAAGCTGGCAACATCCCCAACCTCGGCTGTCACCAAGTATCTGACCGAAGACAGGAAGCTAACACCGGAAACAATCGCAACCTACCGGATCGGTGAAGCACCAGAGGTGATGGGCAAGAAAGGCCCGTGGATTGTGTTCGGTTCCTACCGGAGCAGCGAACTGTCAGCCATCAAGTACCTGCACCTGAACCGCGACGACAAGGGCAAGAAGGTCACGATGGTTGAAGCCAACTGTGTCAAGACCTGCTACGGCTGGAACGTGATTGATAAGAACGCCCGTGAGATTGTGATCTGCGAAGGGGAACTGGACGCTGCCAGTCTGCACCAGTACGGCTGGCCTGCTGTTAGCGTACCGTTCGGGGCTGGTGGTGGTAACAAGCAGGCATGGGTTGAAACCGACTGGGATGAACTGGAGCGGTTTGAAACCATCTACCTCTGCATGGACAACGACACCGAAGGCGCGGCTGCTACCGAGGAACTGCTGAGAAGGCTTGGCGAAGTGCGCTGCAAGATCGTTACGCTGCCGTACAAGGACGCCAATGAGTGTCTGCAAAAGGGTGTAGTCAAGGCTGAGATCGACAAGGCATTTGCCGAGGCACACTCACCTGACCTTGACGTACTGAAGCCTGCCAACGCATGGACACAGGACGTGATGGACGAGTTCTACCCCAGCGGCGGGGTACTGCCGGGGTTTGATATGCCGTGGAGATCGACAGGGTTCCGGTTCCTGCGTGGCGAGCTAACACTGATTACCGGCTGGAACGGTCACGGGAAAAGCCAAGCATGGGGTCAGGTGATACTGGCAGGTATGGCTGTAGGAGAGAAGGCGGTAGTGGCCTCGCTGGAGATGGCCCCCAAGAAGACGCTCTACCGGATGGTGCGCCAAGCGTGTGCGGAGAGAAGGCCGAGTCACCAGCGGGTTGAAGACTGCCTGAACTGGATGGCATCAAGCCTGTGGCTGTTCGATGTGGTGGGGACTAGCAAGGTGGACGAGGTTATCAAGGCGTTTGAGTTTGCGTTCCGCAAGTACGGCTGCCGTCAGTTCGTAGTGGATTCGCTGACCAAGCTGGGCATGGCCGAAGACGATTACAAGGGCCAGAAGGCGTGTGTGGAAAAGCTCTGCGACTTCGCAACCAAGACCGGAGCGCACATCCATCTGGTAGCTCATGCCCGCAAAGGGGCAAACGAGTTAGCACCACCCTGCAAGCTGGACATCAAGGGAACAGGGGCAATCACCGATCTGGCTTTCAACTGCTGGACGGTACACCGTCATCGCCAGAAAGAAGCAGCGATGAAGCTGTGGGAAGAGACAGGCTCTGTACCGCTGTCTATCCTGAAGGAGCTTGGCTGCGAGAGTCAGGATCAACTACTAGAAGTGCCAGACGTGTTCCTGATTTGCGATAAGAGCCGGAACGTGGAAGGTTCGGAAGGGCGCTACAGCCTGCGGTTCGATCAGGAGTCGTTGCAGTTGTATCGAAAGGGCCACCAACCTGAGCCGATTTTTGATGCTCACCGAGCGGGGCTAAATTTGGATGAAGAGGCACCACCCCTCTGAAATTCGTTCCATCTTGGCATAAATTATCATCACAGGAAGAAGCAGGGAGTCGGTGGAGCCATTTTTAATAACGTGTCTAGGTCAGTGTATAAGTTCAAAATAAAAACAATTCAAAAGGGGCTAAAATGAGAACTATCACGGTCGCACTTCCTGATGATCTGGTGAGTGCTTTAGAGATCAGGGCAGCGATAGACGATTTGACGTTATCTCAAGGGGTTGAAGCATTGTTATCGCATTTGGTAGCCGAATGGCAGGAAAGGAAGGCCCAAAATGCACAAGTTGTGTATCCAATGTCGGAGCAATAGAGCGGTGTCATGTAAAGCCAGCTACTGCGCTGAGTGCCTGAAGATCATACGAAAGACGGTGAACAAACGATGAAGAGGCTCACGATCAGCGAGAAGGTAGGCGGCAAATGGATAGGTGTGAACCTGCATACGTTCACTGGCAGGCCAGTGCGCCGAGAGGTGTGGGAGTCGATGGAAGGTAGCGAGATAGTTGGTAAGCTAGAAAAGGACGGCACGGTGTTAGCGTATGTGGCAGGCACTGAGCAGCTGCGGGAGTTTTATAAGGGGCGTGCCCCGAAGGTGTTAAGCTGGCCTGAAGCGGCTGATATGATGGACAAGGCGAGGTCTGAGCTGGCTGACGGGACGATAGAGTTGCCGTTTCTGCAGGAGATTTGCAAGGTGTTTGGTGGGGGAGAGGTCCAAGGTATCAGCTATGAATGAGGAACGAATAGCCATAATGGTAACAGAGGGGATGACAGAATCCGAATGCGTTCATTTTCTGAACACTCCAGAATATCTGTCGAGCCTGAAGGAATGGGGAGAGAGATCGGCTGATTAGGCAAAAGAAAAAGCCCCAACCCAATTAAGGGAAGGGGCCTAGTTTTAGTCTTCGTACGGCAGAACAGTACCATCCATTCCGTCTGGGCCAACAAAGTAATGAAGTTCTTCATACTCCTTATGGATGAATAGTGTGCCGCCGAACCCATCGGTGTGCCTGTACTGTCTGGCATCGGGTGGCTTCTGTGTTTCGGCCCTGCTCAGGCTGTAATCATTGCAAACATCGTACAGAGTGCCGGTTTTTATAAGCTCGTTAAACTTTCCCTGTGCGTACATAGTATCCCCCCTTTGTGTTGTTTACAATTTTACAGATGTTGGGTCAATAAATTTGGCTAGCACCGCCCGTATCAGCTGGCTGTATGTCATTCCTCTGCGCTTTGCTTCCCGCTTTAGCTGGAAGATTAGGGTGACTGGCATTCTCATGTTAACTGCTTTAGTTGCGTTATCGGTTTCCATGTTTTATCCTTTCAATATTCGTCTGGCAAGAGTGCTGTAGTTACGCTACGATCCCATTCTGTTATGATCCATATGGTGTTATCTCCCCATCCCTGACTTCCCTTCACTTCATCTATTGCGTAAGCAGAAAGAATCCTGCCCCCCGAATTGGCCGCCTCGTTGTTGGTTTCCCAATCTGTAGGGCAAACACTTCCCCAATCGCCGGACTGATGCAGCCTTAACATCTTGTGTATTGCGGCCATACCAAAGCCCATAGGCCGGTTTTTGTCTTCCACCAGAGCTAACACGCCCTGTGTTATCACCACTTGTCCAAGGTCGATGTTCATACTGTTTCCCCTTTCGCTCCGGTGGATACTGGAATCAGCCTTGGTATCCTCAAAAGTTCTGCTACAAAAACCTCACGCAAGATGTTGCACAGTAACCCCTGTGCGTACCTCACCGCGTCCATCTGTGCGATGGTCATGCCTACGCGGTCAATTTCTTCCAGATGCCGTAGTGCTTCATGCGCACGCCATTTGACTGGGTACGTTTCCATTGCGATGCCGAATACCTGCCCAGTTTCCGCTATTTCTAAGTCCTGCGGCTTTACCGTCAGCCCGTTTTCAAGTTTGAACATTTCATCCTCCTTTTGGTTTGTGGTCTGCTGCCAGACTCAATCGGTAGCACCTCGTAAGATGCTACCTGTTCAGTGTGTTAGCATGTACCTGCTGTTTTAGACTTGTGCAGTACCTTGTTCAGTTTATCCAGCTGGTCGTCAGCGGTGTATTTTTTGACTTCTTCTTCAGTTAGAAAATCTACTGAGGCGCTGATTGATTGCGATAGCGTAGATACTATTCCGCTTTTCATACGTCCGGTCAGCTCAAGCAGCTTGTCTTTTTTGTCCTGTGCGATGTAGTCCTCGATCAGCACCAGTGATTGTGCTACCATCACGCTCAGCTCAATCAGGTTGTTGGCTAAATCGAACAACCCGTCTGTCTTCACTGCTATGCCCCTGATGTCCTTGTCCGTGCGTTCCTGTGCAAATTGCTCTGCCATGTCGATTAAAATGCTCATATCAAAACCCCTTTCTGAGTGTGGCCCAAAGGCCGTATACAACAACAACCAACCCGCCTACAGTGACAGCTTCCATTGTATTTCATCCCCTCTTTCTTGGATGTTAGCGTGGCGCAAAAAAGCCTCGCAATCGTCGCAGTGAGTCTGCCTCAGCAATCCCATGATGCACCAACCCGTAATTGTATGGCCGCAGCGTTGGCATTTAGATTTCATTATGCTCCCCTTTTGTTGCGCATATTTCGATTATTACCTCTGCGAATGCGTCCATCATGTGTGCAGTTTCGCCGATAGCGGATACAACGTCATTAAAACTGCTGTCGTTGATTTCGATGGAATATGCTGCCCCGTCCCGTATTGCTGCTTCCATAGAATCGTAATCATGTCCTCTGCATATATTAAGTCTCATATCTATTCCCCTTTCAGTTTTATGAGGATGGATTCACAATGATAACAACGGTCATTGTCCCCCTTAAAAATTGCGTAAGTTTTCGCGGTTAATAGTGTCTTCCCCGTTGTAGCTGTTCAGGCGTGAATTGATAATATTTTGCATGGCCACTGCCAAAACGGTTTTAGCTGTGGTATAGCTCCGCATATCTTCGTGGCCATAATCTAGCGCGCCGGTGTCTATCAGTCGTATACATTCTTTTTTGATCTCCGGCACTAGCAGCGCGAGTAGTTCGTGGTTGGTTCTCGCAATAAGTTGTTGTCGTTTCATTTTATTCCCCTTATTCTGTTTATTTCTATTTGTGCGTATTTCTTTGCGGCTGTAATTGTTGCCAGTGGTGGCCCGTATATTATCTGGACATTGTTGTCTGCATATTTTATCGCGGGCATAAAGTTAAGACCTGATTTTATATATGTCGCCTTCATTTGCTCCCCCTTATTCTGTTTAGAGTGTCCATATATTTTTATTGTTTTGCTCATGGTTTCCCCCTTAGATGTTAATAAAACCGCCGTTGTGGTTTTTAATCGCCCTGTCGTACATACTTTCTATTGTGTGCTGTAGCCCGTCGCAATAAACATCTCTGCGCCAATCAAGCAGGTTAGCAATCCGACCCTCCGTCCTCTCTTTCCTTGATGCTAGCTTCAGCAAATATACGGTGTAGGTGTCGTCAGGCTCATAACAGACAGCCATATGCCAACCCTGACCGCGTTTGCCGTTTACCTTGAACATAATACCAACCTCATGTTCAATTCCGCCATGTTCTGGACTTACGCTACTTTCTGCCGATGGTCTGCACTCATGCTCCCGATAGTAGCTGGGGTGTTTGTACGTCAAATTACTTGCTCCGATGTAGCAAAACGCCCCCTGAAGTCCCATCCCGCCAGCTTGTTGGATGATCGTGCTGATTGTGTACGGTGTCGTTCCCATGATAAATTACCTCCCTTTGCTTGGTGTGCTGCTAACCGGTTCAATCAAGCCCCCGATAATTCAGGGGCTTTGTTCAACGTGTTAGCTTTCCGTGATCTTTGTGCTGGAGTCTCTGATTGTTCCCAGCATGTTTTCGGTAAACATACAGTTATCAAATGCTTGCCTCACCACTTCCAACATATTGTGTCGCGCCATCTGTGCATCAAAATCGGCGTCTTCGCGGCTGTTGCATTCAGCAAGGTTAAAATCAATAGACAACTCAAGTAGTAGCCGCATAATTCCCCCTGACTCTCTTAGGTTGCAGGTTAGCCAACCAGTTGTTTGTTTCCTCACTCCGCTGCAGCTGGCCTTTGTCGATCAGCACAGCGCCACCCCTATGCACTTCACAATGACAAAACTGCAGAGTAGTCAAGCACCCCTTGCACCGCCTGAAGTCCACCATTTTCAGGGTCTTACCGTCTACCTTGACAAGCTTCCAGTGCGCTGAATAGCTTGTGATGCTGTTCCAGACTGATTCAGCCTCGTGTTTTGTAACCTCGATTGTCCGTAGATCTGATTCAAGGTAGTGAAGAAAATTTGGCATAAATTGAATTTCATACATAATAAATCCCCCTTTTATGTGATTGACTGCTCAATCGAAAGGCCGTGCTGTTAACACGGCCCCCCTATCAACCTTCAATCCCGTTTATTTGTCTGGCCACCCACTTGGCTGCTAGCTCCGGCGTACCAAAATCGTCTTGTCCGTTAACCAAATACTCAAGCAATTCTATGTTAGCATCTGCAGAACAGCCCCCGTCTTTACACCAGCTTACAAATGACTCCGCGTATTCCGACTTCACATCACCTCTGCTTATTGCAGATTCCTTCGTTATCCCACCACCACCATAGCCGCCCAGATTCCCGTTGGCGTTTGCTGCTTCTTCTGCCGCAAAACCTATCCGCCTGAACCCTGCCGGATGCGCTACCAGAAAAGCTAACTCGTCAATGTCAATCGGCTTCGTATCTACATCAATCCTGATTATCGTGTTTTTGTTGTTGTCCCTGTCACGGTGGCCCAGAGCCACAAAGAACACCGATAGTTCGACAATCCATCCCACTTGCTGCAGGTGATCTGCTAGCGCCACTATCGCAGCGCCCCTGTTTTTAATGACGTTGGCATTTGTGCCGCATGATGCAGTAGCGTTTACCGCTATTTTAGCAATCTTCCTGATAGGTTCATGTTCTTCCTGGAACCAACATTCAGGTTCGCCGCTGACTACCAGTCCAACATCAAAAAACTGGCCTGTAACGTCCATTCTGTATCCGCTAAACTCTTCTGCCAGTGAGTGTTTCACCTGTTCCAGACGTGCTAACACGTCTTTTGTTCCTTCGTGCCATCCAGTGCGAACCATGTTAACTGCTCCATCCCAACCAGCGTTTAGATCCCAACTGTTTTCTGGCCGCGTGTAGCTGTCCTGACTGGCACAGTTGCTGTTAAAATCATGCCGCGCCGTTATCCATTCCATCAAGTCAACTGCAGATTCTGCTACCACCATCCTTGCCGCTTCGTTGCTACGCGGTGTAGGTTTCCACGTTTTTAAATATGCCATATTGCGCCCCCTTATTCTTTGTTGTTTGTGCATTCCTACCATCTTGGATTGAACCAAAATGGTAGTTTATTCACCTACAACTTAGCAGCATTCTTAATCTTTTGCACAATAGCCTTGCTTGTTCCTTTCCAGACAAGCATATCTTCTACTTGATCAAGGCCAAAACCAGCTGCTAGCAGCAACACGCCCTTCTGACTTGCACGGGGCGAAACCACTATCCTTACATCTCGTTCAGTCCCCATCACTTCAGCTGCAGCGGCTCGGTACGCTTGCACTCGATCAATCCATTCATCAGCTCCACAAGTTGCACCACCGATCTTAATGGCCTTACCGCCTTTCGGTGTGCCGCCGGAAATGATACGCTCCAGCGCTTCGTCATAACCGAAGTCTACCGATACGAAACGGTCCAGCGTGGCTGCGTCCAGCTGATTCCTGCCGATATAGGCCCTATCTCCGCCCAAACCGTACGTGTTAGCAGCTGCGAAACAGACAAAATCTTCGTGCCTGCTCACCCGCTCACCGTTTGGGAAAATGTAAGAGCCGTTTGCCAGCATGGCATTCAGGATTGTCAGCACGTTACTGTTACCTGCATCGACTTCATCTAACAGAAACAAACCGCCGTCACGGTATGCCTTGAACAGCACAGAGGCGATGTAGTGCCCCATAGCGTCCATATAACCAAGCAAGTCCGACTTCGTTGTTTGCATACCGACTGAAAATGCGTAAAATTCAATCCCTAAAGCATCCGCTACTGCATGGCATGCCGTCGTTTTGCCTGAACCTGCAGGACCAATCAGCATAACGTCCAGCGGCCTGTGTTGTTTCCCTTCGTCCCCCACTTTCACTGATGCAATCCTGAACAGCGTTTCAAACTTGTTGTGCTGTATGCCAACCGGTATAGCCTTGCCGTTTGCATGCATAATCTCAATACGATGCACAGCGTTTTTCATCTCTTGCGCTACTATCAATCGTACAGCGTCTTCATCTACACCAGCTGTTCCGCTGATTTGTCGCATAAGCTCAACGAATTGCAATCCCATCTCGGCGGTGCTAACACCCTGTTTAACCGGCTTTTCGCCTGTTTCAAGAAACTTCACCAGATCCGCCTTGCTTGCGTCTAAAACCTCTGCGCCAGTCCAACCCGCAGCCCTGACGGCCTTTCTAAGCTCGTTTACAGTCATAGTTGATGCCTGACTGTCCCCTGTTTCTTCTACATCTTCGTCGCTTGTCTCTGCAGTTATATCTTGGTATGCTCCGTCTATTGTTGCCACTACGATGTCTTGCTGTCTGCATATCAGTCCATTACCAAACTTGGGCGTTTCCCAACCGCGTGCCAACAGATCAAGTTTCTGCTCGTCCGTCAGACCTTCTACCATCCAATACTTCTGTCCTGTTTTTTTCTTTGTGTGTGTTGTAATTTTCATAACATCCCCCTTTTGTTTGTTGGTATTGACTACTCATTGCAGCGTGCTAACACGACCAGTTTATAAGCTGTCTCTGTCTCTAAAGACCATTGCCATACCTGAACCGGTTTCAATCTCTTCTGTCTGTATCCTGAAACAATACAGAACCGTGAGCCATTCCATAACCGTAGTTGTTCAGGTTGTGTTAACCCGCTGCCGTTTGTATTCAATCACTGTTCAGAGCTATTCTTTCAAGCTCACCCTTTCCAGACTACTGTTGTTGTTCCCACCTTTGGTTCTTGGGGCAATCCCTATCATTGGTGGTGTCTGTCTGTTCCGGTATTCAATTTTCAAAGATCGTTCGTTCTATGTAATTAATTTCTACCATCTTGGATGATACGTTGTAAAGCAAAATCTTTACACTAACAACAATCAGTAGATAGTAATGTCGTTAGAACCAGTAAATATCGGTGCTAACACGTTGGTATACTAATTGTAATTTAGTACCAAGAATCAGTACCAACCGCGTGTGTGCGCGCCTTTAGAACAGACTAAAAGGTTTTAGTACCACCAGTCTCTGTTAAGTTTAGTAGACTATAGGGGGGATGGCCAAGGTGCCCGACTTGCCGACCTGTTCACGGAATGAACAGCCAATGGCCTAGTGATACCAGCATGTTAGCCTATGCTAGCACCGCAGAATATCGCATGGTTAGCCACGTTCTTGGCCACTTTGTATGCCACGTGTTGAAATTCTTGCGTGATATCTGGTACTTGCGACGACAGAGCAACGGATTGCATAACCTCTGCCCTGCTACAGCACCACTGGTAGTACCCCACCCCACCCCCCGACCCCCTGCGCGACCCCGCCCCTCACATACAATCAGACCCTCCCCCCCCTCGTTCTCCCAAATTTTTTGAAAGTTGCCAACTCGGTTACTCTTGGTTGATTTAATATGTCACCAGAAGAAGCGTGGTTGTCTGTGAGCGAGTTTTATTGTGTTACCAATACCAGTGGTTAGGTTTGGTAATAAAATTGTTTGTACGTCCCTTGATTTTATTATTTGACATCCAAGATGATATGATGTAGACGGGTATACATAATAAGGAGCTTTCAGATGGGTGCTACGAAGGATAATCCAAGATGTAACGTAATAAGCGTTAGGATCGATGCCAATATGCAGGCAAGGGTGAATGAGTTGGTCAGGAGAAGTAGGGGCACTAGGACTGCTTGGTTGTTGAAGATACTTAGAGAGGCTTGTAAATGAAACTGATATTGCCTACCAGCATCACCTTTCCTCGCAAGACCATGGCTGACAAGAAGTACATGCTCAATCTTAACGTCTATAGGAACCTGAACTTCATTGTGAATAACCAGATGAAGGCGGCGTTTACTGAGTCGGTTGACAATGAGATATATCGCACACGGCCAGAGATCCCGCCGCCGCCCTACCGGTTCACTTACACTCTGTTTCAAGAGACTAAGCGAAAGACTGACGTAGCGAATGTGTGCTGTGTAGTGGCGAAGTTTGCAGAAGACTCATTGGTCGCCATTGGCATCCTGCCTGACGACAACCATACGATCATACCAGAGACTGTGTATCGTTATGGTGGCGTTGATAAAGAGAACCCAAGGGTTGAGCTGGAGATCGAAAGTATATGAGTCCCCGCTCTGCCTGCAGGGTCTTTACCCGCTTACGGGCAGCGGGCTTTAAAACCACTACAAACCAGAGGTGGAACTGGGACGGGGTAGTCATGCGTACCCGGAAACAAACATAACGGCAGTTAGTGGTCCTGCCAGCACATTAAAAGGTATCCAATGATTTGCTTCGTATGCGGTTCAGATAAGGTAGAAGTGCAGGACTCATTCGACTGGCACTGTATGATTTACAATACGACTTTTTGCTCATGCCCTGATTGCGGGGCTGAGTGGTATGACGACACCCCCAAAGGAGACAGAGACATGAACAAGTTTGAAGAGTTGGTTAAGTGTGTTGAGGGAGCAAGTAAGGACGCGATGAGGTTCTATGAGAAGGGCAATAAGGCCGCTGGTGTGCGATTACGTAAGTCGTTGCTAGAGATCCGGCAGTTAGCTTTTGATGGCAGAAAAGAAGTCACCGACATTACCAATAAGTAATCCACCACGAACAAGGCCAAGCAATCATAGCACCCCCCAAGCGGCCGCCTTTACCTCCGCTGGGCTTGGCCTGTCCTTACCGGGACAAGAGGTACTATTTTTACGCGAGGTAGATAGGTGAACCAATGTCCTCACTGTTTGTCAACTTTCATCATGCCATCAGCTTTGGCGTACCATATAAGGCACCATCATGGCAATAGACTCAAAGACGCTCAAAGAGAAGCGGGAGACAATGGAGAAGTTGGCTGCCGTGAATCTGGAGAAGGGGATGACCCCCCAGAAGGCTCTATCAGAGGCGGGGTTCAAGGCTCCCACCAAGGAGTATGCTGACAAGCTGATAGAAGGTATCAAGGTAAAGTTTAATGTCGGGATACAGCACGCGTATGAAAAGGTTGGGCTTACGCCTGAGTTCATAGCCCAGAAGCAGAAGGATATACTGGACAATGAGGATATACGCCCTGCAGATAAATTAAAGGCCATAGATCAGGTACTGCAGGTAGTGGGTGGGTATGCTCCAAAGCAGGTTGACGTCACCACCGTTACCTTTGAGCAGGCAATTATTGAGATTACCAACAAGGTCGACATATTAAGCCTGAATGCAAAATCAGTCAGAAAGATGCTGGATATAACTGATGCCGAACTCGTTACATAGCCTGACAGAAGCTCAGAAGCACATGCTCAGAATTATGGTAGATTTTGAGTATTGTGCTTCAGCCATATTAAAGGTCCAGACACTTGATGCTAACATCATCCCATTTAGGCTGAACAAGCCCCAGCGCATCATTGTTGAGATCTTTGAGAAGGTAAAGGAGTCTAGGCCGCTCAGAGCGGTTATACTCAAGGGCAGACGGATGGGGGTTTCAACCCTTATGTCTGGCCGTTTTTACCAAAAGACATCCTTCTTCGCCAACAAATACTCTATGCAGATCACCCATGAGCCTCAAGCCACTGACTTCCTTTTCAGGATGGTCAAGAGGTTCTATGACTTCTCTCCAGAACAGATCAGGCCGGAAACAAGAGCCAACAACCTGAAGCTGTTAGAGTTCAATACCAAGGACGGTAAAGGGCTTAACAGCGGTTTCAGGGTAGCCACGTCAGGCAAAGACGATATTGGCTCAGGCCAGCTGATCCACTACCTGCATCTGTCGGAGATGGCAAAGATGGAGCAGAACAACCTTAATACCTTGTTGACCGCAGTTTCGCAGTGCGTACCCAAGGATGGTTCTGTAGATACCGAGATAGTGTACGAATCTACTGCCAAGGGTATAGGCGGAATCTTCTATGATAAGTTTTGGAATGCCAGATACCGCTATTGGGTAGAGCGGCTTGATGATGCCGGAGAGCCGGTAATCAAAGAGAGTGTTAACGAGAAGGCTGCCAAAGAAAATATCGAAACATCCATCTTCATCCCGTGGTTCTGTTTTGAGAAGAACAGATTGTCAGCCCCTGCATCGCTTGTGCTAACACCGGAAGAGATAGAGTACAAAGAAAAGTATGGTCTTGACGACGACCAGATCTACTGGCGCAGGTTCACGATAGCCAACGAATGCCGTGGAGAACTTAACCTGTTCAATCAGGAGCATCCCACAAAGCCTGAAGACGCTTTCCTTGGTACTGGTAACCCTGTCTTTGATAACGAAAAACTCAATAACCTCAAGCCAACCATGAAAGATCCGCAGATCAGATACAGGTGCCAGATCAGCACCCGTAACTGGCTGGCTAATCCTGAAGGCGAACTAAGGGCTTGGGAAGAACCAAAGCCGGGGCATAAGTACATAATCGGCGCCGACGTGGCGGAAGGGATAGGCGTAGGCGACTTCTCTGTAGCCCATGTCATAGACCATGCAAAGGGCAATCTGGTAGCTGAGTGGCACGGTCACTGCGACCCTGACGAATTTGGCGTCATCCTGATAGCTCTGGGCAAGAGGTACAATGCTGCACTGCTTGGCATAGAGCGGAATAACCACGGGCTGATGACGGTTACCACGGTTGTAAATGATAGATACCCTCGCATCTATTCCGAGTTTGTGCCTGAACCTCCCGGTCCTCCACGTAAAAGATTCGGATGGAGAACAGACCGCAAGACCAAGCCGCTCATTCTGGACAATCTGGTAAGAGAGGTGAGGGATGACTGCCATGGCATTACCAGTCTTGAACTCATAGAAGAGATGATGTCATTTAAAAGGCAGGATAACGGAGCAATGGAAGCCGATACCGGCAGGCATGACGACAGGGTAATAGCTTTTGCTATAGCAAAGCATATCCGGCAGGTAGTGCCATTGCCCTCTTCTGCCGGTGGAGAAGACAGATTCTCGTCAGTAAGCAACAGAAAGCTCAATAGAAGAAGTGCGCTGGGGTGGACATGAGTGAGCTAAGTAGTATATCTAAGAAGAAAATTCTTGACATCTTGGAAAACACGGGTATCATTCGTGCTAAATTTACCGGCAAAGTATTAGTCTCCTTCCAAGAAGGCGGGATACGATTCATTGAGGTAAGCGAAACAATCAAATAGACGCGCACACTTTGCCCCCTTGCAGGGATTACGAAGCCCGCACTCTCAGACAAACTCTGAAGGTGCGGGCTTTTTGTTTTTTGGAGCAGCAACATGGCCGAAGCGATACCCGTACATAATCAGGATGGGACCACACAGCTAGGCATGGTTAAGTTTACCCCTGTTTCTGTCTTGCAAGAGCAGGAAAAGCGTAAAGCTGAAGCCGCTGCAGCAGTAAACAACCCCATTATTTCCCCACTGTCATCTCACATCCAGACCTGTTGGACAAACGCTAAACGGGCGAAAATACCTATTGAGCAGCAGATGCTCAAGAACATGCGCCAGCGTTCTGGCATCTATGAGCAGAGCAGACTGCAGGCCATAAGGCAAATGGGTGGGTCAGAAGTATATGTTCTGCTTACCGGCACTAAGTGCCGTGCTGCAGAAGCGTGGATTAACGACATTATGCGGCCTATAGGTGAGCGTCCTTGGACTATCAAACCTACACCTATGGCTGACGTAACCCCTGATATGGAGAATCAGATCAGGGAGGAAGTAGCATCAGTATTCCGGCAGGTACTGGACAAAGCGTACCAGATGTCGCTCGTTGTAGATGAGGCAAAGCTGAGATGCGAGATAAGGGAGTACACCGAGAAAGAGCGCGACAAAGTGCTGGCCGAAATTCAGGAAGAAGCTACCGCATGCTCAGAAAGAATGTCGCTCAAGATAGATGACCAACTTACTGAAGGGGATTGGCACGACGCATTCTGGGCGGCCATCTCGGACGTGGTAACCTTGAAGGCTGGCATCATAAAAGGCCCGGTCATACGCCGCAGGAAAGTGCAGAAATGGGTTCAGGGACAGCAAGGCTGGGTGATTGACGCTCAAGATGTCTTGGTGCCTGAGTTTGAGCGGGTATCTCCGTTTGACCTGTACCCTGCCCCGGACGCCCGTAACGTAAATGATGGCTATCTGATAGAGCGCCATAAGCTAACACGGTCAGACTTGGTTGCCATGATCGGAGTCCCCGGCTATTCGGACGAAAAGATAAAGATGGTACTGAAGGAATATGGGCCAAAAGGTAAAAACGAACTTTTGTCGATAGACTCCGAGCGGGCCTTACTTGACTTTGGTTCCACAGAATCGCTGATGCAATCAGATAAGATTGAGGCTCTTGAGTTCTGGGGGTCTGTCCAAGGATCAATGTTGGTTGAATGGGGCATGACCGGAGATATAGACGCCGAATTAGAGTACGAAGTCAATGCGTGGAGAGTGGGCGACCATGTAATAAGGGCCATACTAAATCCAGACAAGCTGGGTCGAAAGCCATACAGCGTTGACAGCTATGAGCGAATCCCCGGCAACTTCTGGGGCAAGGGCATACCGGAACTGATGGGCGATGTTCAGGACGTATGCAACGCAGTTGCCAGATCTATCGTCAACAACGCATCCTTCGCTTCTGGCCCAATGATGGAAGTTAACACGGAGCGGGTGGGGGAACACGGGGCAGAGTCGTGGCCTTGGAAGGTATTCCAGTCAACAAACCAGCAAATGTCTGAAGCCCCGGCAGTACGATTTTACCAGCCTAACATCGTGGTTGGCCCCCTGCTTCAAGCGTTTGAGTTTTTTGCTGCTCTTGCTGAGGACCAGACAGGCATACCCAAGTGGGCTTACGGTAACACCGACATTGGCGGGGCCGGGTCCACCAGTTCCGGCCTGTCGATGCTGATGACACATGCCAGCCGAGGTATCAAGGAAGTAATCAACCATATCGACCGGATGATCTCTGGCTGCATAGAGCGTATATATGACTACAACATGGCCTATGACCCTGACGAAACAATCAAGGGTGATGCCCGTATCGTGGCAAGAGGATCTTCTTCATTACTTGCCAAAGAGCAAAAGCTAACACGCAGGACGGAGTTTTTGGCAGCTACAAATAACCCTGTAGACGTACAGCTATTGGGAATGGAAAACAGAGCAAAGATGCTGGTGCAGCAAGCCAAAGACCTTGATCTGGATGTAGACATGCCGGAAGAGCTTGAGCAGATGATTGAGCAGCTGGCACAGCAATTCGCAGCTTCAGGCGGAATGCCGCAGATGCCAAAAGGCCAAGCCCCTTCAGAGGCTCCTAAACAGATTGACGCTGGAGGTTCAGAGATGGGCGGTACTGAAAGCAACGCATTCCAGAACCAGCCGGGGATAACGCCTTGAACCACACGCAAAAAGAAATTGCCATGCTTGCTGATATGCAGGGCGGTGAGTACCAGCAGTATCTTGCCAAGCGGTTGGACGACGTAATGAAGTCCATGGTTGTGTGTCAATCATCAGAGGTATTGCGGCAGCTGCAAGGTCAGGCATGGATGCTGATGGAGCTGGCAGGCAATATGGACGAGGCTGAGAGCATACGGTGCGGGAGAGGCAGCCAAACGCCAATCGCATCAAAAGACAGGTTTTAGCAATTGACCGGGATACCAGACAACTGACCCCGGCGTTATATGGGATACCATCAAAGATGGCCCCAATGAGGTGTAAAGATGGGAAACATTATTGACCCGGTAGTAGAAGCTCGCAGACAGGCAGACGAAATGCGCCGCAAAGTATACCCCCAGCATTACCAAGACGAAAACGGGGATGACGGGAATACTGGCGATACTCAGGACGATGCCTCTTCTTCGGAAAGCGAAGGTCAACAGCAACAGGGCATACCAGATGAAGAGCAGGGCGATGGATCGCTTGACACGACTCAAGCACAGGCCGACACCCAGCAACAGACTCAGGATGACCCGGACAGCGGAACATGGAAACAGAGATATAGCACGTTGCTTGGCAAGTACAACGCCGAAGTTCCGAGAATGCAAGACCAGATCGGAAGGTTGCTTGAAAGGGTTGAGGAACTACAGGCCGCGCCGCAACAGCAGCAGACGGCAGATGCCGAAACCAACAAGCCTCAAGATGTAATGGAGGCGCTATCGGCAATACGGGAAGAGTACGGAGATCGGTTTGTTGACGCAATCCGCTCCATAGCCAAAGCAGAAGGTGCAGAACTGGTTAAGCCCATGCAGGAAACCCTGCAGAATACTAACCAGCAGGTAACAAAATTTGGGTTCTATCAGGGCCTCGACACCGCTTCTCCGGGGTGGCGAGCCACCAATGAAGATCCCAAGTTCATTGAGTGGTTACAGCAGGCTGAACCACTGTCAGGGGTGCAATACCATACGGTTCTGATGCGCTACTTTGAAACCGGAGATGTGGCGAATACCGCCAAGGTTTTCAAGATGTATGCTAACTCAGCACCTGAAGCAAGCAACCAAGGCAGTACCGCCAAAACCAACACAGTGCCTGAACATCTGGTTGCCCCCAAGAAGACCGGAGGCGGCACACAAAGCACTGTAGAAAATAATGGCGGGGATGTGCTGTCCATGGCCGATTATGAACAACTCCAGAGGGACTACCTGAACGGAGCATTTAAGGGCAAAGAAACTGAATACAGAAACAAGAAGTCACAATTTTTAAAAGCGGCCACAGAAGGCCGACTAATCTAACTTTACGAGGATACCTATATGGCAATCAACCGCGTACCCGGCGCTTCAGATTTCGGCAGCCAGTCCAGTAACAAGTACGCCCCACAACTCTATGCGATGGAGTTGCTTGAAAAATTCTACAAGACCACCGTATTCGGAGAGATCGCAAACACCAAATACCAAGGTCTTATCAGCAAGCAGGGTGACAAGGTTATTATCCGCACCCGTCCTGATGTGGAAGTGTTCGACTATATTAAAGGGATGAGCCTGCGTGACAAGCGTAAGTCTCCAGAAAGCCCCAATATCGAACTAACCATCGACTATGCCAAGGCATACAGCCTGAACGTAGATGACATCGACGATCTGCAAACCGACATCAACCTGATGGAAGAGTGGGCTTACGATGGCGGGCAACAGCTGTCAATCTCAATCGACCGGTCCATCCTCAACACTTGCTATACTGGTGTCAACGCCGCCAACAAGGGCGCGACTGCTGGCAAGATTTCCGCTTCCTACAACTTGGGCACTACTGGTACACCTCTTCAGGTTACCAAGGACACTGCTCTGGACCTGATTATGGACGCTGATGCGGTCCTGACCGAGCAGGACGTACCGTTGACCGACCGGTGGATCGTGCTTCCCGGCTGGTATGCTAACTTGCTCCAAAAGGGCGACTTGAAGCGGGCAGACGTTACCGGTAGCACTGGCAGCGACATCAATAGCATGATCCGTAACGGCAAGCTGGGTACTCTGTCCAACTTCACTGTGTACGAGTCCAACAACTACGCAGCAGTGAGTGATGCCGGTCATAACTGCTACAACATCATGTTTGGTCATAAGTCTGCGCTTACCTTTGCCAGCCAGCTGGTTAAGAACCGCACCTTCCCTGATCCAGACAGCTTTGCTACCATCATGGATGGTCTGCAGGTATATGGTTGGTCTATGCCTAAAGGCGAGTCTGCCGGTATTATCTACGGCTACAAGTAACATCCAAGTTAGCGCATGAACCGTACCCCCTTGGAAACGAGGGGGTATAACCCAACATCCAATAAGGAGAAAATATTATGGCAACCGTATCCCTTGTTACCTCTACCCAAACTGGGGCTTGCCCAACCACTGCAAGCCGTGCGTTTGTTCTCTCAAAAGAAATTGATTGCGATAGCGCAACCACCGTGATTGCGACCGGTGATGTGGTAGAAGCTATCAAGATCCCGGCGAACTGTATCGTTACTGCCGCTGCAGTGCGTGTAGTCACCGCTTCCGCTGCCGCCACTTCAGCTGCCGGTGCAGTTAAGGTCGGATCAACATCCATCATCGCCGCTGCAGATCTGAAGTCTGTTGCAAACAGCGTCATTGGTGGAGCTGCGGCTGTGCCCGGAACTGGCGTTGCAGACACTGTTGACTTTGTTCCTACCTATGTAGGCGCAGGGATCAAAGGCAAGTTTGTCATCAGCGTAGTAGTAGCCCCCATTGGCTAAGTCCATCAACTAAAGAGGGGGGTTAAAATCCCCCTCTACATCGGAGCATTATATGCAGCCCAAATACCTTAAAAACACCAAAAACGGCGAAGTGTTTGCTTATTCTACTTATCTTGCCAACCTTCCAGAGATGGTCCCTTCTGAGCTTGATGGTTCCATTCCTGCTGACGCATTAGAGGAAATTGAAGAGTCTGATTCCAAGCCGAAAAAAGGTAAGTAACCATGACTTTAGCTGACTTCATAAAGCTAACACGCAGAAAACTTGACGACCTAATAGGGACTTCTTCGGGCCTTGGTTGGTCAGATGATGATGTGTCCGATTATCTTTATGAAGTCAGCGCAGAAGTTGCTCAAGAGACACGGTGTATCCGTGACGACACGACGGTAGCGGTATGCACCATACCTACGGTGACAGGTACATCATACTACCCAGTCCATGCTGCAGTGATAGAAATACTGGACATGGAGATAGCCACGGCTACCGCCAGAACGAAATTGCCAGTCGCGCCAGAATCGTATGTGTCAAGCCAGTGCATCAACTGGAAGACGACTGACGGAGTGCCATCGCTCTATGTGCTTGCTGGCGAGGGGTTCAGGCTTGACCGGGTTCCGGTTGAGGATGGAGTTATTTCTCTATCGGTAGTGCGAGGTGTTGTGGACCGGCCTACCACCAAAACCGACCCATGCAGCGAGATACCGGAGCGATACCATAACCAGCTGTTAAACGGTGTGTTAGCACGGGCGTTTATGAAGCCTGACACTGAGTTCTATAGCAGGTTTAAGGGTGACGCCTATATCCAGATGCAGCTAAAAGCCACCGAACAGATCAAGCGCACAGAACTACGTCGCCGCAAGGGGATGTAAAATGCCTGAAGCTATCCTCTTTAAAATCTGCAAAGGACTGAATGACTCAACAGCATTCGCCACCCAGCGCTCCGACCCGGAGACAGGCGAAACTGAGCTGCTGAACTGCGTCAACCTTACCACTACCAATGACGCCGCTATCGAGAAAGCCCCTGCCCTCTCAACGGTATTCACGCACACTGCTCCTGTTACCAGCATGTCGGCAGGCTCCCGACTGTTCTTCGGTGATGGCCTTGACACCTACGAGTTGTCAGGAGCAGTAGCAACCAAGCGGTTCCCGCTGGTGGATGGCCCAATGGTGCACACGCCCATTGATGCCAGAATCTCAGGAGTCGCCACTGCCTATAAGAGCGTCAACCCTGCCGGGGCCATGGCTGCCGTTGCCGTCGGTACTAATCCAGACCCAAATGACTCAATTGCCTACGCCAAGATGCCCCTGTTTGATGGTGGCTTTGTGCACGGCGCGCGGTGCTACACCTATGACGGCAAGTTCATCCAGTACAGCAAGGGATACCATTATGATCTTTGGGACATCGGCAATGGCTTCATCGGACATCAATTTGCTATCC